AAGGGTTGGCCTTGTTCTCGGCTCGGTATTGCTCAAACGCAGCCCATAGTTCTTCGGGGGTATTCCAAATTGGGGGTCGGCCTGCCATCAGTATTCGATTTTGTCTATTAGGTCGCTTATCTTGTTTACGATTTTCATTTTCACTTCGTACTGGTTCGGGGCATTGGACTCATCCACCGCTCCGATGCAGTCGCACAGGGTCGTTATGACCATCATGAGCGAGTCCATCCGAGCCTGCACTTGGGCTTCGTCATCCTTCGCCTTCAAGTTCCCCAAGTTCTCGGAGTTTATTTCTTGACCATGAGAGAGCCGACTTGCCACCCCACAGGAGGTAGGAGATGTAACCGCAGTCCGAGGTATCGTCTGCGTTGTCGTAGTAGGTTTCTGCCCTTGACAGGTAGGAGTGCATCCGCTTGATGGTTTCAAGGGAAATTGCTTCCCCGTTGGCTAACTGCTGCGCCCGGACTTTGCCCGTCTGCGTCGCACACTTATTCCCGTTCCTTTCGTTGAGTTCTATCCCTCGCTTGGCATTGGCCCGAATCTCTTGGCCGTAGTCCGAATAAGACTCGAACTGCTGCCTCTTGTGATTCTCCCACGTTGAGCCACAAACCGCCAACCGTTGAGCCGTATCAGGGAACTCCGTGTTGACGCTGTTGTTGGACATACAACGACCGATGAAGCCTTCTTTGCTTTCGTTATTGTTCGGGATTGGCAGGGGCATTCAGGGGGTGGGTTATGGTGTTTTGGTTGGCTTCGGCAAACAAGTCCGCTTGAAGGTAAATGTATTGAAGGGCCGATTTTACGCAGTCAGCGCACCACCAATTCGTAGGCGGTCGTCCGTGAGCGGTCAGGATAGCCTGCAGTTCCCCAACCGCATCGGGTGGCAGTCGCATGGTCAGCGATGCCACATATTGGTCCCAATACTTCCTGTGCTTTTGGGCCACGATGAACTGCTCGTTGGTCATTTGAAGGTCCATTCCCGGATGATTATTGCGGTGGCGGATGATGCAAGCCCAAGGATTGGGGCCAAGTACCATTGGCAGGTCGGCAGGGTCAGGGCTACTCCCATCCAAAACCCGAAGCAGGTCATGCAGGAAAACGGCTTCCGCTTCGCAAAGGGCAGAGCGTAGAACCATCCCGGCAGCACCCGGAACTCCACGACCGCAAGGGTCGCCAAAGCACTAATCAGGATTGGAAAAACCAGTATATCCATTGGCTTCGATTGCGGTTTTGATTTTGGCCTTGGCCTGTTCGATGGAGTAGATGATGGACCTATAAGGGATGCCCGTTTCCCGGCTCATGGCCTTCATGTTGCCGGTCTGCATAAGCAGGTTCAGCAGTTCCTTGTCGTACGGGAACGCTCCGTCCTTGGCCCAAGAGTCCATCTCGCTCTGGGCGATGGCCCAAAGGTCATCAAGCAGGGAGTCGTAGTCCTTGCTTAGTTCTTGGGTTTCGGGATCCACCTCGACCCTCTCGTCGTGGTGTCGGTACTTCTTGGCAAATTGGTTGTTGTTGCCCCGGTACAGGTTCATTATCAAACGAACGATGTAAAAACGCAGGTAGCCTTGGACCTGCATCTTGGTAATCTTGTCGGGGTCTTTCTCCAGTAGGATCAGGACGACCTCTTGTTCGAGGTCCTTCCAAAGCGGATTGCCCCCCGTAATGGTGAGGCAAGCCTTGCGGATTTCTCCGCTTCGATAAAGGTCAAGGACGATGCTCTCTGCGTTCACTCACGCAAAGATGGAGGGGGTTCTCGCTAATGTTGCAAAAAATCCCGTGTCCTGTTTAAAACCTGTGTACGAAGAAATTTGATGTCGGGCCTTGCTCTCATGTTTTTGGCAAGGATTTCGAGGTTGTGCATGACCGTTGCGTGGTTCCTCTTAATGATACGCCCGATTTGGCAGTAGGTGTAGAGGTATTCCGAGTAGGCGATGTCTGCGAAGATTGACCGAGCCAGCACCAGTTCTTGGGTCTTGACTTCGCTCAATATATCATCGGGGCTAACTCCGACAACCTCTGCGGTATATCCGAGGATGGTGCGTGATATTAGGTCCATGGTGAGTCTTTTATGTTTAAGGATTTATGGTTTTGTCTATAATTTGATTCGGAATATCAAACCAACCATAATCGTCCATTATGCTTAAAAAATACCAACCAATAATAGTAATGGTTAAGACTATGGTAATTACAAACCATAAAAGGTATAACACAAAAGCCGTTATTAATAGGATTATTTGGTTCATTTTGTTTGGGCTAAAGCATTGATTCGATTAAGTTTATTCTCTCCCCTATCCACCGCATGACCGGCACGGCCATTGAGTTACCGCAAGCCTTGTACCTTGGTCCATCGGGGCATTGGTCAACAGGTTTGTTGCGGTATGGAATCTTTGTCCAATCATCCGGGAATCCTTGCAAGCGTTCGCATTCCTTGGGGGTCAGCCTTCGGATAGCCATTGATTGCAACACGGCTCCAATATGGTCGGTGTCAAATTGTGAGCGAATAGTTTGCGTGGTATGTTCGTTAATGGTTTGGTTGTATATGTCCACGGCCATCGGTTGGGCAACTGCGTGTGGCCCTTTCGCAACCAACGATGACATCGTTTCTCCTGTTTCAATCCTCGGCTCGTATTGTGCGTTTTCTCCTTGGTTGAATGCGGCTCGGTCAATGATTAGTGGCGCACCTTCGTCTGCTTCAGGTTTTGCTCCTTTGTAACCCCTTGCACATAAAGCATTACTTACTCTCGGAGTGCTTGGGTTTCTAACGCTTCCTTGAGCATCGGAGGCAACTTCTTCCCTCTTTTTTCTGCTCGGTTTAGGATTCCCTTGCAGGCTTTCTCGCTCAAATAGAACCGCTGCGGCAACTCTCCAATCTCCAAGGTATCCGACAACAAACACTCTTCTGCGTCTTTGGGCGACTCCGAAGTGTTGAGCGTCAAGAACTCGATAGGCGAACCCATACCCGAGTTCCCCCAACGCCCCGAGGAAGGTTCCAAAATCCCTTCCTCCGTTGGACGACAATACCCCGGGGACATTTTCCCACACGATCCACTTGGGACGGAATTTATTAGCAATTGAAAGAAAGGTAAGCATGAGGTTCCCTCGTGGGTCAGCAAGACCTTTGCGAAGTCCTGCGACGGAGAAGGATTGGCATGGGGTTCCGCCCACGAGAAGGTCAATTGGTCGCTCATCTGCGATTGGGTTTTGGTTGATAGTTGTCATATCTCCCAAGTTAGGAACCGCTGGGAATCGGTGTTTTAATACCTCGGAGGGAAACTGCTCGATTTCGGAGAACCATTGCGGTTCCCATCCAAGGTTATGCCAAGCAACTGAGGCTGCCTCAATGCCTGAACAAACTGAACCGTACTTCATTAGAAAGGGTTAGGGGGTAGGGGCATCCAATGGCTGACTTCGATTAGGAACCAAATTTGGTGTTCGTAGTACCAGCGTCCATCTCCCAGCCATGCGTAGGCTTGATTCATGTCGGTCGTGAATATCAGGACAGGCTCGTAAGGTGTCGGCATCCTGTCCAAGCATTTTATCCATTCCATGGTCAGGCGTTTTTGGCTTGAAGGATACGACCGAGCAGGGTCCAGTTGACGGACCACGCCTTGATGGTTTCGGATTTGTCGGGTCGGTTGCAGTTGACGCACTCCTTACGGATGTGCAGTTGCCAGCGTCGGAAATCGGTTGGTGTGGTTTTCATGGGGTTGGGGTTTGGTTGGTAAGTTTATAGGCTGACGCTGGGGGAGGTTTGGTAAGAGCAGAGGCTGACGGTTATCGATTGCGTATAGTTTGAAAAAGTTGATACCTCCCACACGAATCGGTCAGGGTCTTGACTTGTGGCCCGAATCCGTTTGAACGGGATAGGACATACTCGCAGGCGTTACCCTTGGCCCGGACCTCAATCACCCTCCAAGGGCGGTCGTTGGTGCAAGCGGTCAGCAGGAGCAGCAGTAGCAGTCGGGCCATGGAACAAATCTACACAACTATTCCACACTTGCGACCTAACAGGTAGGGTTTTCTTCTAATTCTCTTACAAAGGCTTTGAGTATCTTAATCAAGCCATTTCTTTCGTCGTCGCCTCTAAAAACCATTTCAATCTTTTTTACTGGCTCAACCCTTGATGTGTCGTCGTTCACATAGCATTCCATTGATGTTGACCCTGAATCTTGAAAGGTCATAGCCACATATCCTCCGTGTCCTGCGTGGCCTCCTTGAAAGCCAGTATGCTCAAGCGTTGCGTCAATGACGCAATGGCCGTTGTGGTCTAAAGTTAATTTTCTCATGTTTTGGGGGTTTAGTTGTTTGGTTTAATTGGTTGTAATTACTTTTTAAATTTATCTAAATCTTTGACTGGAAGGTTCCAGCAATCGGCCTTAAAAACCCATCCATTAACATCGGTACTTCCTTTTTCATTAAATTGAGCGTTCTTGAAAAAATCATCCTTTGATTTATAGCCCAATAAAAACCCGGTTCGCATATCTTCTAAGACCCTAACAAAAAAATAGAAATCGCATTCTTGGTTGATATTATGATTTGAAATGCTGCACAAAAAATGCTCTTCAGGATAAACGGTTGTTCTTTTGGTTTTTACGTCTATTCTAAAATCATTGATAATTAAATCATAATGATAGGTTGCCTCATTGTCAATTTTTGCTTCCCTTTTTTTGTAAAAATCATAGACAACTATCTCTCCAATGGCCCCGTAAATATTGCTTTTACCGCTTGTAATTGAGTTGTTTAAAACTTTAAAATCGTATAATTCATTAGCCCTTACCCTTTGTTCGTTTGTGATTGGTATGACTATCATAATTGAGTGATTAAGTTTTGAAAATCCTCCACGCTCCTGATGACCTCGTATCGGTAGCCTGCCTCTTGGACCACTCCCTGCCACCACTTCTGCGAGAGGGACTGCTTGCCCTTATTGGCCTTGAACTCAAGGAAGATGGCCCCTTTGTCCGATAGATAGGTCATGTCGGCCACTCCAGCGGTCAGGCCGATGCCTTTGAGAAAATGACCGTTCGTTCGGCTTCGTGGGTTGTTTAGGTTTAGGAACAACCGCCCTTCTTCGTGGGGCTTTAGGAGTTTGAACAACTTGACGCAGGCGGCTTGGAGAGTGTATTCGGGGGTCATAAAGGATACTCGTTTGCTTTGGTGTATGGCAGTTGACATTGGACTTGTGCGATTCCAAGGCTACCGTTCCTGTTCTTTCGGAAGATGACCTCCATAAGATCCTGCTCTGCATTCTTGTCGTGTTCGTAGGGTCTGTAAACAAAAGCGATTTTGTCGGCATCGAACTCAAGTTGCCCGGTTTCTCGAAGGTCGGACATGATAGGCCGATGGTCTGCCCTGCCTTCCGTTGCCCGTGATAACGAAGAAACAACAACCCCGAAGACCTTCTGCCTCTTGCAGATTGCTTTGAGTTGCTTGCTGATGTTGGTCATCTGCTCAATCTTGGGCTTGGGTTTGTCAATCTTCGCAGGCTCTACGAGTTGCAGGTAGTCGAGGTAGAAACCAACGATTCCGAACTTGGCCTTGAGTTTTGCTATCTCGCCCTCGATTCGGTCGAGGTTTGCTTGATGCAGGTCCACGATGTAGAGAGGTTTGCCTTTGAGTTGGTCAGCCTTTTGGGCCAAGGTCAGGTACTGCTCGGTGCTGATTCGCTCGTCGGGTTTTAGGAATGCAGACCCGTCCATGGTTCCAAGGTTGGAAAGCATCCGCTGGGTCAGTTGATCAGCGGACATCTCCATCGTGAAGAACACGACGGGGATTTCGGCCATGGCTTGATTCATCGCTATTTGGAGAGCGAGCAGGGTCTTGCCCATTGCAGGCCTACCACCTACGAGGATGAACTCGGACGGCTTGAACCCGGTGCAGATGTTGTCAAGCGGTCGGATGAAGGTTTGGTAGATTTGGTCCTTGCGTCTGCCTTCTCGCACCTCGTTCATGTTGACAAGAAAGTCCTTTGCCAGTTCATGGGCCGAGGATTCGGAGGCGTTGGACTCAACGGCTTGGATGGACTGGTAGCGTTGAAAGGCTTTTGGGATGTCCCGGTCGTGTGCCAGTTCTTCCATGATTCTCGCTTCTTCACGTTCCTTCCAAAGGTCGTGCAGGTCGGATGCGTAGGTCTTCCAGTTGCTGACAAGCCCTGCTTCGGGGTCGATGCCTTCGAGCAAGACATGGGCTTGGCCTTGGTCGGCAAGGTACTTGTAGACGGTAACGATGTCAATCTCTCGCTCTGCTTTGTGGAGGGATTCAATCGCCCGGTAGAGCAGGACATTGTTGCCTGTGAATAGGCGTTCAGGTATTTGTGTCAGGAGGACGGTTCGGTTCACGAACTTGTCCATGAGGCAGCCGAGCAGTTTGCGTTCAGCGGACAACTGGTAGGGGTTCATCATCGGAGGTTAGGTTTGAGTATGCGAAGTTAGGTGTTCGTTGGATGGCTTGGTCCTCCCAGCGTTTGCCGTTGAGGTAGGTGGAAGGGTGCGGAACGAATTGTGCAGGGGTTTCGGAGTAGAGGCGTTGAATGTTGCTGACTGCCAGTTCTTGCTCGGTCTTGGTTAAACGTAGGAAGGAACGCTTGGCTCTTGCCTTGTCGGTCTTTCTTGGGAATGCTTTCCAAAAGCCCTCGAACTGCTCACTCACATTTTCTCTTCTCTCCTCTTCTCTTCTCTCCTCTTCTCTATTGAACACAGGTTCAACCTCAGTTGAAGGTAGGTTCAACATAGGTTCAACGTGAGTTGGAGTTTCTTCAACCTTGGTGAGCCTTCGTTCAGCACTTCTTTTGCCTGCTTCGGACATCTTTGTACGGTGCAAATTGGCCTCTTCCCATTGAATATCAAGGAATTTGATGAAGACATACTTTCCATTGGTTTCGACGAGTTTGGTTGTGAGTAGTCGCTCCAAGTGTCCATCCCCCTCCAAGTGAGCATGGTCGTGAGTCATCTCACATTCTGCGTTCCAATACACGCAGCAAAGGCGTAGGAATGCTACCTGAACTTCGGCAGGTTGCCGTGATATTCTGCCCATCATCCAATCGGCTGGGGAGAATTTGAACCAAGATATTTGCTTCATAGCGGTAAAAAAAAACCCCGACTGGTCGCAGCAGCCGGGGCGGGGGTTAGTTGAGGAACCCTTTTATCTGACATCTACTTGGCTGCGACTTCAAGCGGATGCGTTTAATTGTAAATGTAGTATGCCTGCAAATTTACACTAAAAAGGCAGGTCCGAGCCTTGTTTTTGTGAATTTTCTTGCTCTTGCATCGGCTCCATTTTACCTGACAAAAACTTCTTTCCGTTGGCTGATTCTTTGAGCCAGCATGACAGTTTCATCTTCGTGCCATCGGGCAGGACCGCATCGCCCCTGTAATCCGGGCGTTTCGGGTTGTCGCCTTTGTCGTTTACGAACAGGGTGAAGGTGTTGGGTTGGGGGGTGTAACTCATGGTTGGTTTTGGTTAGGGGATTAGTTGATATTTACGTCCGTTGTGTTCGATGATTTCGAGGGGGCGGTTGTCAATAATTTCACCACATGAATTCTCATAGTATATTTGATTACCTTGCGAATCGTATTCATATTTACGCCAGCGTCCATCTGAAATTTCATAGTATATATCGTTGCCATTCTTGTCTTTAATTCTAAGGCCGCCATTGGCCTTAAAGTCCCAGTTCAGCCATTGGCCGATTGTTTGTCCGTCTTTCATTGTTCTTGATTTTTGGGTTTAATTGAGTAAGTGCAAAGGGTTCTCTCTACGACCTCTCCTGAGGCCCGTAAATCCCTTATGATTCGGTAGGTGGCTCCTTTGCTCGTTCCAAGAATATCTTGCAACTGAGAGGCTCTGAGAGGCTTCTGCGATAATAACCGCAAAGCCTTGATGGTGTTGATGACTTGCTTCATCGGAAACTAACGGCTATGGACGCTTTGGTGGCCTTGGCGGTGCAGACTGGAACCTGCTCGCCCGTGGATTCGTCAAAGATAGCCGACTTGCCGGCTTGCCGAAAGGCCATCTTCAGCAGTTCCTCCCTCGCTTTCATTTGCGATTTAAGGTCGGTATACACTTCGTCTTCCTCGTAGTTCGGGGTTAGGCTCCCTTCCTTCAGGGTAATCTCTGCACCGAAGGCTTGGAACGTCTTGCCGTGCTTGGAGGCTTCGTCGGCTACGGTCTGCTCGGTGGCCTTGATGGTGGCTTCCAAAGCCTTGACGATGGCCTTTAACTTGATGTGGGCCTCCACCGGGTTCACCTCTCCGTCATTGATTCGGTCGGTCAATTGCTGGGCGATTTGGGCGATTTCTGCCTTGCAGATGTCAGCCTTTGGTATTGTGATGAGAGTTGGGTGAATCATGGTTTCGATTTAAAAGCGTCAAAGATTTGATTGCAGTACTGGCCGTATCGAATACCGACCGCATTGGACAGGTCGATGCACTCGCCCAAGGTCAGTTGGATTGGCAGGGTTTTCTCGGTCAAGGCCCTTACCAAGTCAAGGCCAATAATGGGAAATTTTTCTTTGAACTCAAGGAGTTTCCGAAACTCGTCAGCGTTCATTTGTTCAAGTAGGTTCATGATTTAAGGTTTGGATTTGTGATTTGACGGAATTGTTCTAAGGTTATTTTTTTGTAAGATGTGTAGGTTAGCCTAAATGAATCTTCATCTGGATAATAGTAATAACTATTATCGTATGGGTGCTCTGAAAGTAGCAGACAGCTTATGGGCAATGATTCCTCTTGTTTGTCTTCTTTGCGTATCCATTTGCTTTTTACAGCTTTATTTCGCCACCACGTATTAAGTTCCGCTTGGTTCTCTTCAGTTACAGGTATGTACCATTTTTCCGGGTGTAATTTTTTTTTGAGTAGGTTCATGATTTTTTCAAGTAGGTTCATGATTTTGCAAGTTGGTTTTGGATGAATTGGATGCCTTTCTCGAATCGTGCAGGGGTCATGTGGTCGATGTCCTTCAAATACTTCGCCTGTTGCTCCTTTGGCAGTTTTTCAAGCAATGCGAGGAAGTCGGCCTTGAGGGTTGCGGTGGTCAGTTCATCGTATGAAGGGACCAGTCCGAGTTTGTCGTTGAGGTCCCCAAGGTTCTGCTGGGCGATAGCCATTTGCACCTCGTTGGACGATGCGATGCTCGTTTCGATTCCGATACCAATGCAGGCTAAAGCACGACCCCAAGCGGATGTTTCGCAGTTCTCGACGTAGGAGGTCTTGTTGATCATACTGGAGGTCCTGTCCTCGGAGGCATGGCCCGTTGCACGGATGCGACCCTCGTTGTCCCGGATAACCGCACGGACGCAGCAGCGGTCGGGTTGTAGGTCAATGAGTTCGGATTCCAACGACCAGCCAGCGTATGCAGGTTCGTTGCGGAAGTACAGGAGGCGTTGATTGACTTCGACATAGTCCTTGCCTTTGATGTTGGTGGTTTTAAACTTGTGCATGGTTTTGAGGTTTAGTTGGTGATGAGTGCGAAGATGAATCTGCCGAAGAAGGCGATGCCGGTCATGGTTGCCAGCAGGATGTAGCCCGTTGCGAGGGCTGCTTTGAGTTTGGCTTGGGTTTCGTGGTTCATGGTTTTTGAGGTTTGAGGTTAAAAGAATGTGCGTTGGCGAGTCGCACCCCTCGGTTGGGTTAGAATAATGACGCAAGTTCGTTTTTAGTTCTAATATCTTCACGTTGGCAATGCAACTGCAAACTGCCAGCAAGCAAATCATACTGTTCGTTACTAATGCAGCCCTGCTTCA